TGTACTATAGGACGGTGATATATTCGGTCCTTTTGGAATATCATTAGTCGGTTTAGAATTTCCGCTTTCTTTATTCTGTTCTTCATAGAATTCTGCAATTCGTCTGAAGGTTAATCTTCTTAACCATATCGGCATATTATACACGGTGCCAAAATCATAGCCACCTTTACCATGAAACACTATTTCGTGTATTTGAGAAAAGAGTCCAGCTCTATACTCAGCCGCTTCTTTAGGCGTCAGGCCAAAAAAAGTTGATAGTGACCGGGACGTCGATGTCCTCCCCAACACCATTTTCGTCCACGTGGTACACTTTAAATTCAACATCAGGTTGTACTCTAGTATATTCTTCTCTTAATGCTCTTGCATCTTGAGCTAGTAGTCCTTGATCTACAAACTGTCTTATGGTAGAAGTTTCTCTGTCCCCATTAACTGAGGCAATAATATGTTTAAGTCTAGTAGACATAGAGGTATCATTATCTCTATTAATTTTCTTTAGACCTTGTACTTCTCTATCTACTTTTTTATCGTCTCCGTGAGTAAGTAGTTTAAAGGTTACTTCATTTCCACTTTTCGGTAAGGAAAAAGGAAAGTCTCCATTATCAGTTGGAGTAGCATCTACAACTTCTTTTTCTTTGATCTCACTTAAATCAACTGTAATTGTTTGTCCTTTGTACTCAATATCATAATCTTTACCGTAAGAGAGGATTCGAGCTGCTACCATAATAGCATTCTTATCACCAATTAAGAGATCATCATAGTTAAAGTCTGTTACAAGGAGAGACTGAAGTAATTTATCAATAACGATACCTTTTGAGATATAGTTCTGATTTGTAAGGATATCCTCTTCTTTGGCAGTCATATACTTCATCTCGACAATACCACTACTTAAGGGATGTCCTTCGGGATAGTGCTTACCCTTCGAAGGTAATTCTACCTGTTCGGTAGGAATTTTAAATTTTGGTTCCATAAATTATTTTTAATGTAAACTAGTTTATAAATAAATATAGGCAATTTAAATTTAAGAACCAACTCTAAACCAAAAAAAAAGTATTGTATCCTAGTAATTAAGTATGCAGTAATCCATGTTGATAGTAATTCCTAAATCAACTACTGCATCAGAAGACCAATCAAACTGACCGAAATCTCCATTTGTAACGAATGCTCCTTTGATTATCCACTCTCCAATAACATCTCCGACAGGTCCTAGTACGTTAAGAGTTAAATCTTTCTTATAGAAGTCTGAATACCCAGCTCTACCAGTTACTGATTCGTATCCTAGTCTTGCCCATTCCATTACGGCTTGTGCTCCACTTGGAGTAATTGGATCGTATAAAGTCATAGTCATCTCTGCCCATTCTCTTTTACCTCGGATTTTTCTGTATGTGTTGATGTGATCAAGCTTCACTACATTATCCGTAAAGGTAGGAGCTTTGACGTTCTTTATCATGAAAGATGGAATTGCATCGATATACATGATAAATCTATTTTGAACCTTCGGCTCGAAGGCTCTGAACATTATTTCGTTAGGATCTAATACTGCCATTTTATTTGTCGTTTATTATAAATATTATACTTTTAAATTATTCTCCCAATGTAGCTCCAGTTGGTTGGATAACAAAGTCTAATGTAATGAATTCCGCTGTTTTAGCTGGCTGGATAAAGATCTGACCTACTAATTGGTTTCTGTCGATTACATCAGCAGTGTTATTTGAATCGTCCATTACAACTCTATAAGCGTAAAGTCCTTGTCTCTGTACTACTGATTCTAAATATGGATTAACGTTTGCTAAGAAAGTGTTTCTAGTTGCGATAGTATTTTGTTCGAACACTAAAGTCTTAGCTTGATCTCCTAAGAACTTCTTAAGATCGATCAATAATCTTCTTACATTTACACGATCCAATGCTGATTTTTTCTTCTGTAAGGTCTTTTGACCGAATACTGAAATACCAGATCCTGGGAATGTAGCGATTGGGTTAACATTTGCAGCATATAATGTATCTCTATGAGCTCTTGTTAATTTTCTTTCTGCTTGAATTACGTTAGGAATACCTCCTCTAGTTAAACCTGCAGGTGCAAACCATGGTGCAGCGGCTGCATCTGTAAATGCATATACTCCAGGAATAACAACTGATGCAGGAGCAAATTCTAATTTACCTGTAGAAGAACCTATCTGTACCCATGGCCAGTAAGAAGCTGCATATGAGCTATTTAATACTGCTGCATGTCCAGCGGCTCCAGCTACTGTACTTCCATAAGGTGAAAGGTCAACTACTGCTATTGAATCTCCTCTATCTGATGCTAGAGAAATCATTGAGTCTAATTGTACTTTGTGATCTCCGTAATTGTATATAAGACCAGGTGCTGAAATAATGTTAAATACATATTCGTCCTGGTTAGTTAGTAATCCAAAGGCATTTTCGTAGTCTGAAGCTACAAGACCTTGAGTATTACCGTTAGTAATATCTCCAAAGTGTTTGTTAGGCTCATCAGATTGATAGTTTTGACCAGATGCACCAAAGAACGAACCAGAAGATGCAATTGGTAATGAACCTGTATAAGCAGCTTCTCTTACATTAATACCATCGTTAGATAGGTAGTTAAGTGTTAATCTGTCTACAGAAGATACTCTAATATATTTAGATCTATTAACGTATGTTCCAACAGTACTTAGGTATGTTCCATCTGCTCCTGTGTTAAGACTCTTATATTGGTCTCCAATCACTTTAGCGATGTATCCTGAACTGTTAGGATCTAAACTTAGATCGTTAAAAGATTCTAATACTGTTTTTGATTTGTTGTTGTCATCACCTCTTCTAAGAGAAAGTGAGAATGTACCAGCTCCAGAATCTATATTTGAGATTTCCCATCTGATGTTATCACCAGAACCGGAAACTAAAGATCCGTCACTGTTTAATGCGCCAGCATCTCCTGCTCCTGTTGAGTTATTCAACAAAGATCCTTTACCTAGTGTCTGTAAAGTAAAAGGAGCTGCACCAGCATCTGCTGCTACGATAGAAGAGTTACTTGCTCCAGTAAAGGAACCGTTAACTACTCTAGTTACTAAAGCAGAGTTACCACCTTGCTCGAAGTATGATTTTACTGCTACTGAAGTTAAAAATTCAAATTTGCCTGAACCTGATTCAAAAGTTGTTCCAAAAATTCTTTGGTAATCGCCGTATGACGTTACAACTGTAGGTTCAAAAGTTGGTCCTTTTACTGCAGGACCCACAAAAGCTGCTCCAGCCTCTAATGCTGCAGGTGCTATAAAGGATCTATCTAGCTCGTTTGATAGTACCCCTGGTGAGATTAATGATTCTGCCATTGTATCTTAAATTAGATTATTCGTTCTTTAATAAATATCGTTGTTAAATCGAAAACTGTTGATTAGTGCTAAAGTTCTATTAACAATAATAAATAGGAATGAATGGCCGAAAACAGTTTTAGATTGAATTAAATTCACCTGTTGACAGATTGACTGTCCCTTTACCGTATTTCTCTTCTAAACTTTTTGCGAGTGTTGTTTCTTTTTCTCTTAAACTTTTAAGAAAATCTTCTGCGCGTTCTCTTCTTTGTTCAAGATTAATCTCTGCAATTCCTATCAATCCCATTTCTTTAATAATTAGCTCGTTTTCTTTCTGAACGGTATTAATTACTTGGATCTCTTGTTCTGTAAGTTTGTTACTTTTCATGTTCTTTGTTATTAGCAATAATTAAATCTGTATCTTCTATTATTTTTATTCCGGTGCTCTCTATAAATTCTGTCCAAAATATACTTCCTTCATATCCTTTTCCGT